TACTTGCACAAAATGTTGACCTTCTAAATCTAGTACTATTCCTTTGTAATTTACTGTTACGTTATCCATGTGTTAAGTTTTTAGTTGATTATTTGAAGTCGCAATATACAACTTATAATTGATATAAACTAATGATTTATTATTTATTTTCTTAGTATAATGAGTTTTCTATTTGTTCATATCTCCAGTCTGGGTAATTCTCTTCCATCTGGATCACTTGGTATTCGGTCATCTCTACACCATCATAATCAGCTCCAGATATAAATGCATCACAGAAGTCTGGATAATCAGCCATATCAACTCCTTCGATCTCAACGTTATCTACTAAGTTAATATCAAAGTCTTGTATAGTATGAATAGAATCATACTCTTCTGGAGTAACCGCCCATACAGCATCTCTAAACATATTGTCACCATTGATATAGATATCTTTAGCTGTCATAGCATCTACTGTGCTTATAGTCGCATGTCTTGATCCGTTCATGTCGATAATAATAAATCTTTGTAATTCCATAGTTTAATATTTTAGTGAATGTTTAGTAATTTAAGTCTTAATATTTCTGCTCTGAATTAGAGAAATGGTCTTCAATAATCTCGGAGTACTTAAAAAATACTCTCCTTCCAATATTATGGGGCTTTAGAGTCCCGTTTTTTACCCAGTTCCTGCAAGTTTGACGACTAATTGATAATAATGCTTGGGTTTCCTTCTTTGTTAAAATTTCTTTTTGTAATAATTCCATATAGTTTTTCTAAGATTAATAATTCGATTTATTCTATTTGCTCTATACTTAATAGCACAGTTATTTCTGTGTTTTTACTTGTATTGGTTTTTTATTGTCTTAGAAATTTTCCATTTAGCAACGCTTCTCTTTTTTCTTTTACTCTTCTTTTCTGCTTCATCCCAAGCATCGTAACTGCATTTTATAAATTTCATGATTTCTGTGTTTCTATTGAGATGGCAATATACAACATATAAATGACATACGCAAATAAAAAGTATATAAAATAGAAAAGCACCCCTAAAGGTGCATTTTCGTTAGTAAAATCTTTTTAATATATCCTTAACCACTACATCACAATCAGCTTTTGACTGGGGTTTATATATAACCCTATTATCTTTTGTTAAGTATAATAGTCTTTTAAATAACTTCCAGCGTATAGGAAAGCTCTCATTGGCTCTTCCTTTAGTTTCTATAATAAAGTGTTCAGAGACAAAGTCTGGTGTGTAAAATATACCTCTAACTTTCTTCTCACCTCTATTAATAAAGTCTTTCTTAGCTGTTCTCTCAAAAGAGATGTTAGATGAATAAAAACCATCTATAATATCAAATCTCTCTGTTTCATAACCAACATCTATCTTAGCTTCTGTTAATGACTTCCACATATACACTTCTAACTGACTAGCAAACTGTATTCCATCATACCATCCTTTTTTAGATTGTATTGTTTTATTACCAGTCTTTCTTTTATATTTCATCTTAGGTATAAATTAGGTTTATATAAGTAATTATCTGTATCGAACTCTATATACTTTTCACTAATAGCTATACGATCCACACCTCTTAGTATTAAGTTTTTAACTATAAACATTCTTTTCTTTGAATTAAGTGCTTTAAGGCGCACACCTTTACCAACTCTATAAGGTGAATGTGATACTAATCCTAGTAGTTTTGAGTAAGTATGTGAAGTGTAACCTAATTCTATTGTTGGTCTCCAAGAAGGAAACTCAACCATTATATCATCAAGTATTAACACTGGCTCTCTTTCCATAAATCTAAATCCAGAGCCAACTGTATCTGGTGAATCGAATAATTCCCAATACAAGTGTTTAAGACCAGTAGTATTATTACTGTCTTTATCTTTTCGGTTATATGTCCTTGATTTAATCATAAAGAAAAAAGCTCCCAGTTTAACGAGAGCTTTATATCAAACAAATATTAGTAACACTAAAAACACAATATGAAGATATTTAATTACACTCTAAAACTAGTTAATACAAATTATAAAGTTATTAATAGTTATTATGGTCAAATAGATTTACAGCCACAAAGCTGTAAAAATCTATCTATAAACAACTTTTATTTAAAATAATATTGATCCTATAAAAAAGAATACTATTATCGTGTATTGTATAACTATATATATTTGTACGCATTTGTGATGCTTCCAAATATTAAAACTTGATAACACAGCGAAGTTAGTACTTCTGAAACACAAAGTCAATAGATAAGAGCATAAAGTTATTAATAGTTATTAACTCTTATTTTCTTTAAAGGTTTTCATTACCTTTTCAATCCCTCTTGATCCAAAGTAAAATACTGTCATTGTACCAAACAATGATTGTATTACTGGAACATAAGCTTTATCAATACTAAAGTCACCTATATTTCCATCTAAGAATACCATTGAAAGAAACATTATAAACATAGAACCATATACAACTGGTCTAACTAATCTGGTTATAGTATGTTCGTTATCCATTGAAAGTCGTTTAGTAACTTCTTCCATTTCAACCATGTCATACTCCATCTCTTGCAGTAACAACTCCTTATCTAAATCAGATAATTCTCCATCATTTCTAATAGCATCACCTAGCTTATTTAAACTAGATATACCAGTAACTGATCCAGCAACTTGTAAAAGCTCTGGAGCAAAGTTCTTACCTTGTTTAGCAAGCCATCTCAAGGCATCACCAACTCTGGTAGCACCATTTATTTCTTTATATGTAGGTTTTTTATTCATCTAACCCCCCTTTCTATTAAAGAAAGTATAATTTATTTTCGTCAATTCGTCTCTTGGTTAATCCTTTTAATACTCTTCCACCAGCTTTATTCCATCTACTAAACTGATAAGATATATTGTCATCATTAGGATTTGCATTAACCCTTTTAAGTAAAGTACTGCTTTTAAGAGCTCCTAACCCACAGTTGTAAGCAAAAGATACTAATGCACTAAATTGATTTTCATTGATGTTAGAAGTAACATAACGATTAACACCACGTTCATACCTATCCAACATATCTTCTAGTAAGATAGTGGCATAAGATTCGTTAATTGGTTTGTCTGTTAGTTTAACTGCTTTGTAATTATCTGGATAATAAGTTGCTCCATAGCCAATAGTAGGTACACCAGCTGGACAAAGATAAGGTTTAGATTCAAATCCTTCCCATCTTTTAATCAAGCTTATCCCTAACTTGTTTATTTTCTTCTTCATAATCTTCTATTTCATGTTTTAACACTTCATTCTGAAGATGCTTATTCCTTCTGGTTTGCATATTCATTTTATATTCATGAGGTATTTTTATCAATAAAAAATACAATACACCAAGAACAGCAACAATTAATTGAACTATTTTAGTTATTCCAGCTATATCCCATTCTATTATTAATGAAGCCAAAGAGAAGCTCCATACTCCTCCAGCTAACAGATCACCTATTACCCTCATATTGTTTGTTATGTTTAAATGTAAGTTAATCATTTATTATATAACTAATTTAACCCCCCCTTGTATTAAAAGGGGAGCTATTAAATTGATTTTATTTACTCACCATCTGCTGGAGGTGGCACTTCTGCACTTCTTGCCCATCCTAAAAATGAATGAGCTGCTTTTTCTGCTGGATAAACTTCGTACTCTCCAAAGTCTAAAGTAGCACTACTCATTACATCGTATGCCCATCCATCATAATAAACTGGTGGTGTTAACTCATTTCCATCTGCATCATAAGTAGCGGGTATTTCTACAACCTTTCCGATATTAACTACCGCAGCAGTTCCGTTGATGTATTGCATAGATGTAACTCCTTCTTCTGTTACTTCCTCCCATACTCCTTGAGCGATTAAATAATTCTTTCCTTGTAGTTCAGTATCGAATACTGTTTTGTATATATTCATCATATTATATTGTTGTTAAATCTTGTAATTCTACGTCTGATAATGCTTTTGGATAAACTTTTAAACCTTTAGTGTTACCGAAGAAAGATAAACCATTATTTCCATTGAAGTCAAAAGATAATTCGCTTAAAGGTAAATTAAAAGAAAAAGTACTTGTGCTTGTAGCAATTTCAACTCCATTAATCCATAAAGAAATATTTCCACTTTTGTATTTTAATGCAACCTTATAAAACTGATTTGCGTTAGAAGAAAAAGATGTATGTAAAAGTTCATTTACACCATTAGCTTTTACCCTTGCATAAATATTATTTCCCGTAATAAAACCTATTGTAACACTATCATCATCATCTGAGCCACTATTCAATGAAATTAATTTTATAACATCATTATTCTGCATTTGTTTTGATATCTCTGCATACAATACACCTTCCTCGCTATTAATAACGGGTGTTGCAGCGTAACATAGTTCTTGGTTTCTTGTTACTGTTGTTCCCGATGTTGGGATTAGACTTGTTGGATAAGAACCTTCTTCTAATTGTGCTCCGTAAATTTCTATATCTCTTGCAGTTGCACCATTAAAAGTGTTAATTGTTATTTTTGATATATTACTTGACTTATATTGTTCAAATCTTTGCCATTCCCCATTTAGGGTTACTAAACTTTCTGCTCCACTAACTCCAAATCCTATGGTTTCCCCATTCAATCCTTTAATATATAAAGATGATACTGTATCTCCAACAGTTGTAATGAGGTACCTTAACTGTAAATTATTTGAATTAAAAAAAGCTCTACTTCCATTTTGTGTTCCATCGGGTGAAATAGAATTATTAGGAGTTATTGTTATTCCCGATTGTTTAATCCAAATCGCATTACTAAAGTCATTTGAATAAGTCACCAAATTTGTTCTCTGCGGTTCTAACAAGAATGCCTCTGCTCCCGTTGAATAATCTAATCTTGGAGTATTAGTTTCAGTTATGTATTCTTTTACAGATACGTTGTCTATTGAAAGTTGTGTTGATTCAACTGTTGTTGCATTCATAAAAAGATTAGCATTGGTTGCAACAAATCTTTCTGTAAATGTACCATTGCTACTGTATAAAGGGATTGGACTCGTTT